CAAATTTATAGAAACTGATATTTATAATAGGAAACTATTGTCTAAAAACTATACAGATATGAACAAAAATAAGTTGTTCAATTACTTGATTCAGGCATATGAAACCGAATCAAATATAAAGACGATAATTGAATTAAAACACTATTTATTAGATAAGAAGACAAAATTAGTTTTGTATGGTTACGATAGCTTCCTTTTTGACTTCTCAAAAGACGATGGAGTTTCTATTTTGACAGATATAAAGAACATATTAGAGAGAAATGGACATATGGTTAAATCTCAAGCGGGTTCAAATTACGGCGAAATGAACGATATTTCGGATAGGTTATAGGTGAATAATCCAATAGATAAAATACTAACTGAATGGGCATATAGGGTGCCCGATGGTATGCCTGATCCAACTAATAGTTATCATACATTTCAACTTGAACAATACCTTAATGAATTAAGATTACCTAGAAAAGTTGTAAAGAAAGTTTTGGAAAAGGTTAGAAAATATGTAGATAATCCACAGAATAGAAAGTTGAATAGAGTTGGTGAGCCGTGGGGTTCTGAAGGTGATGGTGTTAGTGGTAAAGTAGATGGTGATAAAGAAAAACAACAAGTTCCAAAACCTGTATCACAATTATTTAGTGGTAAACAAAATTCAGTTAGAGATGGTTTGTTATATATGAGTGATGAAGATAAACAACTATTTGAAGATTTCAAAAATGATTTTATAAAATTACAATCTAACCCATCTAAAGAATTTGCACAACAAATGGTAGAAAAATATGGACTGGAAGCTTCTTCGGGAGCCAAACCTAAAGTTTATATGAGAAATATTAATTTTGAAGCAAGAAAAATATTAGGACAGAATAAAGCTACTGAATTTATTAAAGATACATTAGAAAGTTCTTTGGGAACATCATTGAAGGGTGCTACAAAGGGTGTGAATGTTAAACAAGAAGTAGTCACCACAAGTAAACCGGAATTAACAACTAAAAGAACATCAAAAGATGATGAAGGAGTTAGAAAATTTTTTGATAGATCACCATATGATAGATTAGATGGTAATTTTCATCAAATGTTTGGACCAACGGGTGAAGATGGAAATCTTTTATTACCAAGTAGTAAACATTCCAAAGAATATTTCAGACAATCTATAACTGAAAATAAAGCATTGGATAAAACTATAAGTAAATTAGAAGAATTAGAAAAGACAGAAAATGTCAGCCCAAAAATTAGAGAAGCTTTAATTAAACATGGAAATAATTTAAAGAATATATATAAGAATTATGATATACCATCACAAGAAGCTAGTCAGGCTATTGGTGATTCTTATGCAACAATGGCAGAAACTATAAATGTAGAAAGTCCTACATTAGCTGGTGCTATGATGAAAAATATGGCAGAAATGGCATTATATGATACAGAATTAGCTGGAGGTGAAGAAGTCTACTTACCATCTCACGGATCTTTTCCAAGTGGTGATAAATTGAGAGTTACTCGTGATGGTAATAACAGAGTTGAAAGAGTAGCTTCCGTTAGTGTTAAATATGGAAGAGCCGGTAAATTTGGTTCATTTGGATTTCCTGGTGAAACAGGACAATATCAAAAATACCATCCCAACCCAGAATACAGGGAAAGATTAAATAGTAGACCTGGTGATGAGGGGTATAATTTGGGTGTAAAAGATGATATAATTAGAAGTGATGAACAAATGAATAAACTTATTAATGAGAGTGGGTTGGGTGAAGCTATAAAAGATAAAAATAAATTAGTTTCAACAATAAGACAAAATTTAGATGAAATAGATAAACTTAAAGAAGAAATAGGATATATTCAAAATGCAGCTGAAGCTAGAAGGGATGGAAAACCACCAGCCTGGAAACAATTAAATGCGGTTAAGAAAAAAATTGAAGAAATAGAAAAAAGATTAGCTAAAGATATAGAAGAATCAGTAGATAAAGAAAAATTAATTGAATTGGTTGGAAGTGATAATACATCCGTAATGTTATCAAGACCCGCTTGTATGATTACAGGGTTAACTTTTTCTGGGACATTGAGATCAAGTAATGGTTTACCGGTAATAGAACACAACCATCAGGAGATAAAAGATGGTAAATATGAATCACATACTGATACTGCAGAAGATGGAACTAATAATATGAAGTTATGGAAATTAACTTGGCGTGCATATGACAGTAGAGCGGGTGGATTGATTGCAAGTTTTAATAGTGATAGGACAGAAATGTAATGAAAACCCAACTACAAATTTACATAACAACTAATTTAGTTAATGGTAAACAATATATTGGATTACATTCTAAAAATGATGATTTATATTTTGGGTCTGGAACATTATTATTAAAGGCAGTTAAAAAATATGGAAAGAATAACTTTAAGAAAGAAATTTTAGAAGAAACCGATGATATATTTAAAGCGAATAAATTGGAAAGATATTATATCAAAGAATATAATGCCGTTGAAGATGACACTTTTTATAATTTGAGTCATGGTGGAGAATTAATATCTGGAAGGAAACATTCGGACATTACTATAAAAAAAATATCAGAAACTAAAAAGAAAAGTTATGAAAATAATCCTAGTTTACGATATAAAGCTGGTAATGGTGGAAGAGATAAACCGATGTTGGAGAAAACGAGAAAAGCTTTATTGAAAGCAAATACTGGTAGGATTATATCTGATGATACAAGAAATAAAATGAAAATATCTGCAAAGAAAAGGTATGATACTGGTGGTATTGAATATCCAAATTTAATAAATATAAAAACTGGTAAAATTGTAGAAGGTGGTGTTAATATTACAAGATTAGCTAGAAAATTAAATATAAATAAAGGAAATTTACAGGGAGTCATTAAAGGTAGAAGAAAAACTTGCGAAGGTTGGAGAATTGAATAATGCGTACACAGTTATTGGCAACTTTCACAAACAAAACTGATCTCGATGCAACAATCGAGAAAATCAAAGGTGCATATACAATCGCATTCGGTAAGATATATGTATTACAGAATGAAAATAATGTGAATGAGTTAATCTGTACATATAATGTAGATTTAGAAGCGGGAGCAGATTATAATGATGTAAAAGGAACAATATCTCTTCATAGGAAGAAACATTCCAATACATTATATACGATAAATGCATTGAATGAGGTAATTGCTAATCTTAATAATGGATTAGTAGATAGTAAATTTATAGTGCCTTGGGAGAATTTTAAGAATACATTAATGGTAACAAATTCAGATGGATTGAATAAGATACCTACAAGAATCTATAAAATAATAAAAATAAATTAATGGTTTTCATATTTTATATATATTTATATATATATTTAACAAATAAACATTAGGAGAAATAGGTTATGACAACAGCAGTTAAATCAAAAGCAAAAAAGCCCGCAAAAAAAGATAAATTAATAAAAGAAATTGTTACCAAAGTTGAAAAAACTCAAGAATCACCTTGGTATGTTTTTTGTTCAACTGGTTGTGGTTTTTGTAAGAAAGCTGAACCTGTAGTAGAAGAATTAAATAAAGAAGGTCATGATATTCTTACTCTTGATTTATCTGAACCAGATAATGCAAAATTAAATCAAGAACTTAAAACAGAATATGGTGTTCAATGTGGTACACCCTGGTTTATCAATGCTGAAACTGGTAAGGGTATTTGTGGTTATCGTGAAAAAGATGTTATTAAAAAGTGGTTAGATGGTGAAGACATTCCAGAACCACCAAGACCCAAAGGTATGCCACCTAGACCACCTTTTATGGGAGCTTCGGATACTGAAGTTAAGGAATGGAAGAAAAACTATAATAAATGGCTGGATGACAATCAACACCTTCCAGAAACTCAAAGAAAATCAACAGAGGAAGTTTTGAGTCAACCAAGACCTAAATCAGAACTACCAAGACCACCTATGGGACCAGATGTAACTGAAAAAGCTATTGATGAGTGGGGAAAAGAATATAGTAAGTGGTCGAAAGAAAATAGTCACTTGCCTAATTTACAACCAGTTGATGCAATGGTGAAAAATATTAAGAATAGAATAAAACAAATGGCTAACAATCCAAATGCTCAAGCTCAACCACAACCTCAAGCTCCGTCTCCAAATGTTGCAGAATTAGAAAAAAGAATTACTGAATTGGAAAATAAATTGAATTCCGTAGTCAATCAAGCTGATGTGGTTGGGGGAGATTTAACCAAATGGGAAGAAGACATGGAATATAAATTAGATATGTTGATAGAACATTTGGGAGTTAAAATATAGTTGAAATTCAAATTCAAACCGAAGGTCAAGAAAGACAGAGAGGCAACCCAAAAAGAATTAAATCGCATTAAAGAAACCGAAGAAATGTTGGAGAAAGAGCAGCAACTTCCACCGACATCTCAGATGGTTCGTAATATAGCTACAGATCATTGGAAATCTTTAAAGGCTTGGTTAAAAGGTTCACAGGTTATAGCACCACAAGAAATAGCACAGAAACGGTGGGAAATCTGCAAACAATGTCCTAAACTTTTATACGATGAAACTAATCCAGATACAGGAAAGAAAGATGGCAGGTGTATTGAGTGTGGTTGCTTCATGAACGTAAAAGTTCATTATGCTGTTGCTGAATGTCCTATTGGAAATTGGCCATACTCTTGTAAATGTAATTAAAAAGAGGACTACAATGAATAATTTAATATATAATGATTTAAAAGAAATATGGGATGGACAAAAAAACTTAATTGGTAAACCTATATTTATAGATTTCTATGCAGATTGGTGTGAGCCATGTAAAGCATTTGAACGGGTTTTGGAAGAATTGGTACCGGAGTATAAAGATAAAATAATTTTTTATAAAGCAAATATAGAAGAAGAACCACAATTATCTGAAATATTTGAAGTAAGACATATACCACATTTTGTAACAATATCAAAAGATGGTGGGGTTTCACCTGGAAGTGGAGCACCAAATAAAGAAACTTTGAAATATTTTCTTGAAGGATTAGTCTTAAAATAAATGAAAAAAAAAAGACTTGGTTTATATCTAAAAATAGATATATATTATAGAAATAGGTTATATGGTTATAAGAATAGCCATAAATAATAAACAATAAAAGATAAAACATAGGAGAAAAAGCATGGACTTAAATGCTATAAAAACGAAACTAGAATCGTTACAAAATCAAACTACAACCTCAAATAACTTTTGGAAACCTGAACCAGGCAAACAAGTTGTCCGTGTTGTTCCTTACAAACATAATAAAGACAATCCATTCATTGAATTGTTTTTCCACTATAATTTAGGTAATAATAAAACTTACCTTTCACCAATGTCATTTGGACGCCCAGATCCAGTAGCAGAATTTGCTGACAAACTAAAATCAACAGGTAATAAAGAC